TGTTAATATACTCAACTAATGATTTTGCGCGCTCTAATTCTACTTTATGCTTTTGACCGTAATCAAAACCTAATGCTGTTACTTCATAGCCATTAACTAATAGGTGTAACAAAAGAGAGGAAGAATCCATCCCACCTGATAATGATAAAACTGCTTGTTTTGCCATCTTATTTAAAATTTATAATTTAGAGCGTATTATTTTGTAGATCGATTAGCTCTATAACCGAATTATTTTTTATCTTCTTTACCGTTAAGGTCTTTCTGTAAAGAAAGTATTTGACTTGTTATATTTCCTACTAAAGTTCCTAACTGTGCCCAAATATCATCGCACTCTTTTTCTAGCTTCTTAATAAGTCTAAGCTGGTATATCTGTAATCCTGCAAGTATTACTATAATAACTATGTATAAATGTTCTTGTGTAAATGTAACTGTCATTAATTAAAGGTATTATTTTTTATTCGTTTCAACAACTTCATTTACAAAATTAGCAAATTCTTTCGTACCTGGAAATCCAATGAAGTTAGGATTGTCCATTACCCTCTGTAATGCTTTAATAGTTAAATCTTTGTTCTTAGTATCTACAAGTAAGGGCTCTAGAATATACTCTTCTCCTGATTCGTTTTTACGGTTTAGGTAGAATAAAGTGCCTGCTGCAGCACCTAAAGCTTGATAATACTCCTCTGCGGTAGTACTCATACTATACATTTAAAGTTTTATTCCAAGCTGCAATATGCAATCTAGTTAAACCTCTAAATCTATACTTCTTAGCCATCTCCATTACGAATCGAGTACGCTCTTCAAAGTTAGCTGCATCATCTAAACCTGGCATACAGACTACATTCTTTAAAGGTATGTTAAATGGCTCTACAAAATCTCTAAAGATCTCTTTAACATCGTCTTCAGTACTGATAACAAACTTAAATTGATAGTTACTATGCTCCATAATACGACTAATTGCTTGAGGAACAATACGTTGCTTAGCTGTCATACCTGAGTTAGCTAATTTAGGTGAGCAGTTAATTTGATTCAATAAATCAAACAGATCATTTTCAATATAGTTTGTACCGTTAGTTTCTATCTCATTATAAAAGTTATAACTTAGTACAGGACTTTTACCTCTTACTACTCTATATCCATTAAGGTTTATCATTGAAGGGTCAGTTAATAACCAGTACTTATGAAAATTAGCGATTGCTTCTTGATGACCCTTAATTGTTGGTTCACCACCTGTCCAAATAATATGAACTAAACCGTTTTTAATATCTTCGTATACACCTTCCTCTTTCCATCTATCAATTAGATATTGGAACTCTTTATCTTCGCCTCTCCATAACCATTGAGAAGTAGAATCACAAGTCCAAGTAGCTTTACCCTCTTTATGTAAATCCCCTTCAAAGATTTCTCCGTCTTCTAACTTTTTTTCTTTCTCTAATTGATTAGTAAACTTCCTAGACATACCACATGTTAGGTTACAAATACCTAAGCGAACAAAGTACGCTGGAATACCAGATGAAATACCTTCCCCTTGTACTGTATAAAAGTCACTAGTAATAAGTAACTTCTTCGGATCTATTTTACTCATTAGTTACTGTTTTAGAGGTTTCTACTTTTTTAAATTGAGCTTTCCATTCAGATTTAGGTATAAACTTCCATTCCCTAGTAGCTTGTTCAGCCTTTTCATTTGTTACTCGGATAATTTCTCCGGTCTTAGAACTCTTTAAACACTTCATAGTTTTTCCTCCATGTTTTTATTTGAATAATGTCTTTATATAATTTAATACAGGGTTAAAGGTATGCCACTCACTAAGCAAGTAAATGATACTCGGATGCTTTTCTCCACATACTCCTAACGCATGTTCTATAATATGTAAAATTTCGTGCATAACTTATTTTTTATCTACATAATGATGTAGCTTACTTCTTAACCTATCAATTCGTATTTGACAGTACCATTTTCCCATATTGCTAGATGCATTAGCATACCTCTCTTGCCAGTACTTAATACCTTTATTAGTTTTAGCATTAGCTTCTTCTAAGTAGTCTATATCCCAATAGCTATTATTCTCTTGTATTTCTTCATCGGTAGGAATATAAGGATTTTCTTCTCTATACTCCTCGATAAGCATTTTACGTCGAGACTTCTCTTGTTTTTTTTCGAATTTCTTATCCATTAGCCTATATAAATTGCTGAGTTTCTTTTATTCTCAAAAAATTCTACTTTTAAAACCTTAACGCGACCTTTCGTTTCTTCTTGTACAAAGGTGTTGATTTTACCGTAAATATATTTTGCAAATTGTTCAGCGCCTACTGGACCTTCGAGTATCCTCAACTGAACTACCTCTTTTTTATCTAATTCTTTGAAGATTTCTAGTTCAGGATCGTCTGGTGCTAGTACTGTAGTATGGTCGAACATGTAGTCCATCCATGCTTTTGGATTCATACCATCGATATTACCCTTAGCTCTTTTCATACCACCAAAGTCCCATACCCAGTTTCTATGGTCTAACTCTCCTTCGAAAGTTACTCTAAACTCGATATCGTAGCCATGTAAGAACCTACAATGCGTTCCTTCTGCAGCCCATTGACGAAAGACGGTACTAAAGCCGTCGTATAATTTTGTTGATTGAAATGTACTCATAACTGTATTTTTATAAAATTAAGTATTTTCTCTTAAATGACCAAATTTTTCATCAAGTATTTGGTTTCCTTTTTTTGCTTTAGGAGTATATGGGCAATGTCTGCAGCCATTTCCACAGCATTGACCTCTTTGATAGAGGAAGAGAGGTGTGAAAATTACACGCTCTCCCTCTAAGTAATAATGTAGTACTTCTTGTGTACCTATATTTCTAAAATGGTTATCTTCTACCATAAATTTACCCTATTTCACAAGCACCACCTGCGCAAGCAGCTTCTCCCATTAAATTGGTATTATCAGCATGTTCTAATACCTTAGATAAATCGATATTATGTAAAGATTGCATCATCTCATTATATTTCTCTTCTGTACAGTCCTCAAAAGGTGCTTGAATATAAGTTCCTCCGTTATAAGGAAGTACTGATAATCCGTTGTAGAATTTTTTATTATCCCACATCCACTTACCTACCTCTTCCCATTGGTCTTCTTTAATAGAAACTGTAGCTGAGATATTATGTGTATTTTGTCCTGATCTATGACCTGGTTTAACCCAGTTCTGATAAACATATTTAACTCTTTCAAGTAAGTCTAAAGCAGATTCATGTCTTAGGATAGATCCTACTGGAGCTTTTTGTGGTACAGAGATGACTGCTGTATCATGAGGTCTAAAGTATTCGTCTTCGATAAGCTCTGGATGATTAATTGCTAAGTATGTGTATATAGGTTCGTTCTTACCTACTCTAATTCTTCTAATATAAAAGTCATTATGCCATGCATGAATTCCAGATGATGTTCCTAATGCAAGAGAAGAAGTACCTGAAGGTTTTACAGTAGTAGTTCTAGCTGCTTTATTAATTCCTAATAATTTAGCTACTCTCTCATTTTCTTCGTTAACAATCTTAGTTGCTTGTTTAAGATCTAACTGTTGAGCTTTACCAGAACCAATACCTGTCATTCCTACACCTATTAAAGCATCTTTCTCAGTTGTTCTTTGCCATACTGGACGTAAGTAATGAAAGCTAGTATAAGATGCTTGTAAGGTACCAATAAATGCAGCTGCTTTAACTCTTGCATTTAAGTCATCTTGATCTACAACATCTGAAACATTTACTTCGCATAAGTTACAGAATTGAAAAGGACGTAAAGCAATTTCACAACAAGGATTAGTTCCCCAATCTTTATCGTTAGATAAGTAAATGCCAGGTTCACCAGCACCGCTTGCCTTAATTTTGTCCCACAAGCCGAAGAAAAATTCTTCAGTTACTTTATTTCTTAGTAATACTGCTGAATTATTAGCTCTTCCGCGTTGTGGGTTAAGTTCCCACCATGCGCCTGACTTAGCTGAAATCATATCATCGTCATCCGCACTAAAGAGGCTAATTAAAGCAGCTCTTCTAATACCGCCTGTTAATACTGCATCTGCAATATGGCAAACTATATCGTGTACTTCAATAGAAGTTAATCTGTCGTTGTTTTCTTTGCTATCTAAAATACCTTGTATCTTAATTAAACATTCTTTTAATGGTTGAGGTCCAGGTGCTTTACCGCCTGTAGTAATTAAGGCAGCTCCCTTTGCTCTAATATCTGAAAAGTCAAATGCTGGAGTCGATCCGCCTTCAAAATAAGAGCGAACCAATACCTTAACTGCATCAGCCCATCCTTCAATAGAATCACCAATTAAAAAACGTCTAGTTTTCTTTGGATCTGGTTTTCTAATTTCAGGTAATTGCTCAACGTGATGCTTCTGTACTGAATAACCTACCCCAGTACCGCCTAATAATAAGAACATCGTTTCTCCAAAGGCTCTCCAATCATCAATTGGAAGATAAGCACAGTTGTAGATGCGGTTAGGACTGATTTCGATAGGCTTGCCTGCAAATTGCATAGAGCGCATTGAAGGTAATGCTTTTCTATCGTAAACATACTGATAAGCATTTTCAATTTCTTTCTGTAACTTCGGAAATTTCTTCAAGTGCATTGCTTTGTTTCTATCTACTAACTCTTTCCATGTCTCCCTTCTCTGTACTTCGGGATTAAATTTGGCATATTTCATATATACCGTAATGTCACTTAAAATGCTCTGTGAAATGTCCATTTTTTCGTCGTTTTTTATAATATTAAAGATACGTTTTTCATTCGGGGCTTTAACACCACCGTTAAGTCTATAACCTAATTAGTTAAATTTACAGGTTTTTGTTTAGACCGTCTTGGAAGACTGTCTCAAGGTATGAATTAGCAGCAGTAGGAGGTCTAAAGGTAGGATCTACCATATTTCTCTCTACTAAATCGTTAGTGCCATTTTTCTCCATCTCAAAAACAAACTCATTATAAGTCTCTTGATTTACGGGAGGTGCAAGTGCTGTCTTTTTTTCGTTGTATAATGCAGTTAAACTCATATAAAATACCTTTTGTAGTAATAAATAGCATTATTTCCCTAATTCAAAGAATCTTTGCTGTAAATAATTTCTCTCTTCTGCGCTAAAATTAGTAGTAGGAGCCTTAGGTCCTTGAGTACCATTTTCTACCGTAAATTCCCCTTCTTCCATCTCTCTATTTAAAATCTCTATATTACCGTTTTCAGTGTTAATTTTCATCGGGTAGGTCATTCCATCACCGCCATATCGATTCTTCATAATATGTGCTCTTCCAGTACCGTTCATCTTATCTAGACGCTTTCTCGATAGAGACATTGCAAAATCGGCAATCATAACTTTATTATACGAACCTGCTGCTTTATCTCCTTCAATTACATCGTCTTTTGCACCTGCTCTATTAACCTGAGATACAGTCCAAATTGGAAGTTTGAGGTCCCTTGCTAAGGCCTTAGTGGAGATATAAATATCGTCGATTTCATCCTTCCTATCAATAGATTTACGTTTAGATTTTAATAAATCTACGTAGTCGATGATAATTAAATCTGGTCGAGTTCCAAGGTCGGTCATTTTCTGAATATGAGATTCTATGCTTGCTATAGATGCTTTACCCATTGAGAATTCTTTAATAATCAACTTGCCTTTAAGTTTCTCAATCATTTCATTAACTTCCTGTCTGTGTAAACCTAATTCTTGTACTTTTAATCCTGTAAAGGTAGCATCATATCTTCTACCCATATATCCTTCTGATAATTCTAAGGTATAGTGAGCTACAGTATAACCTAATGATACAGGCATAGCACCTAATGCAGTTAGCATCCAGCTCTTACCTCCGCCAGGATTACCGAAAATAATTCCTACATCACCAGCTCCTAATCCTCCCTGTAATAAGTCATTAACATGAGGCCAAGGTGTTGGTATAGGATTTCTATCTTCTGCTCTATAACGAGTTTCAGTATCTTTTTCGTATTCATGACCTAGGTTTTTATCCATACCGGCTTTTAATGCTGAATCGATTAAGTATCTAATGTCATCGTATTGTCCTTTTTCTAATAAATCAACAGAAGATAGTAATGCTTTTTTTAACTGCTGATTTTTACAGAAGTTAGCAAACTCCTGCTCTACGTACTCCTGATCTTCGTTAGATGCTTTATAAGCTTCTTTTAATTGCTCAATAACAGATACTTTTAATACCTCATTATCAATTTTTTTAACCTCTACCTGTAATGCGTCTAAAGAAGGTGTAGTATGGTACTTATAATGGTACTTTAAAATCTCCTCTACAATCCATTTATGTGCAGGATTATCAAAATACTCCTCTTCTAATATATCATGTATATTCTGTAAAAATTCTTTATGCTTTAGTAAGCTCGACATCACCTTTACCTGAAAGCCTACTCCGTATTGATTCAACTGATTTAAAACTGCCATAACTAATTCTCTTTATTCTTTAATGTAGTAAACTATTCTTGATCTTTCAACTTATACTGTGTTAATTTTGCAAAAGTTTCACTTAACCATATTTGAGGACTAAGTAAAGTCTTACCTAACAAGTCTTCGTTATATAACTTTACAAACCTAGTAGGATCGTATTCATTATTCGGGTTATTTAATAGATGATCTATTGTAACCTTATCTTCTTGAGGTATATTTGGATTATGTAAATCCATTAACTTCCTGTTTATATCTAATTGGTAGCTGTAGTTAAGTATATCACCATAATGCTTACTTTTTGCTATATTTTGCTTAGCATGTTCTAGTAAAACTACTAACCTAAACTTTTCTTCTTCTTTTAATTGAGGAAAAAGCTTTATTAATGTCTTTACACCAATACCTTTTACCCCGGGTACATTATCGCCTTTATCTCCTAGTATAACTTTACCTACTAAAAAGTTTTGAGGTGTAATTCCGTACTCTTTTACTACTCTAGCCGGGTCGTAGATTACCTTCTTAACTGGTGAATAAACAGATATTTTATCTGATACGAGTTGTAAGTAATCTTGATCAGTAGATAGTATAGTTACCTTTTCGGGAAACCTAGTTGCAAGATATCCAATTACGTCATCTGCTTCAATTTTATCTACTGCAATTAAATCAACAGGTAGACATTTTAAATAAGAAACTAAACGTAAGATTTGATTTGTAATAGACTCAGATTCTTCTTCTTGATTATCGAATGCATCCCAGTTTGATATTTTAGTAATATGTCTATTAGCTTTATACTCCGGGTAAAGATATCTTTTATTTGTTGAACCACCAACACCGTCAAAAACTAAAATAACCCTTGTAGGTTGTATTTGTTTTATCACAGCACCGACTGATTTTAAAAAACCTCCTAGTCCTCCTACGTGGTTACCTGCTGGATTTACGTGATGTATTGCTACAAAACTACGTAAAAACGTATTTAACGAATCCACAATAAGAACCCTGCTATCTTTATGCAGGGTCGTTACCGGTTCATTTTCCATTTCCGTAAACATTTTTCTATAGTCTGTATTCATGTTATTATTCTTCTGAAGCGTCAAAAATATCCTTACTGTCGTCGTCGGTTTCTATTATTACATCAAAGTCAGTGGTACCTAAAGTCTTTAACCAGCCTTTTGAGTATTCTTTCTTATAAGCATCAATAGCTTGCTTAGTATCGTCAATAAAACCGTGTGCAGTCATAATAACTCTACCGGCAGAAGTAACATCGTTAACGTGATTCTTATCACAACTAACTTTAGTACGCTTTGCAAACTCTACATCCTTACCGTTTTTAGTGGCTTTGATCTTATTTGTACCTGAACTAGTAACGTTACCGAAAGTAACAATTAACGAAGAATCAAAATACATCGTATCTCCCCCTTTATTTTTCATCTTAGGCTGTGCCATGATGTTTTCTGCTTTAGCTACCCAGATTTTATTAACTGCTAGCATTGAGTTGGTATAGGGTTGACTCTCTTTACGTGATAATACGATTTTTTGGTTAATAAAGTTACCAAATGTCTTAGACATAGCACCTGCATTCCACTCGTTATTATTCTTATTAGATGTTATAGACATTTCACAAGGTATACTACCTACTGAATCCCATAAAAATAATAAGTCGTAAGGTAGTTTACCGTTTTTCTGTTCGTCTAACAGGTCTGCAATAAATGCACCTACGTCTTCAATACTATTTAATCTTTCTCTATCAATATACAAGAAAAATCCTTTGTAATCTTTAACTACTCCATTCTCATCAGCTACTTCTTCATACTCTAATCCCATTAACCTAGCATGTTCCCAATTCCACTTCATCTCAGTAACAATAAAAACAGGTAAGACGCCCATTTTCTGGGCGCTTACTGCTGCTTCTAGTAGAGCTGTTGTTTTACCGGTGTCAGAATGACCGCGGAGTAGTGTAATATGGCCTTGTGGGATGCCAGGTATAGATAAACAGTCTTGAAAGGCTTTTGACAAAGGTATCCATTTTTGTTCTTTCATCTTAATCGATGTACTAGATAAGTTCTTTGCTTCTTTGAAGCTATCTAGATTAAAAGTACCCTTTAGGGCACCAGCTATACTCTCATTAAGAGAAGCTTTAGTTCCTTTTGCCATGTATTTGTTTATTTAAATAATTCGTCAAACTCGTCGTCAATACTTGCTTTAGGTTTTGTATTTAAAGCAAACGAAGCTGGTTTATTAGCAGGAGTTGATGCTTCTACTACAGGTGCTGCAGGTACGGCTGGTTCGTCAGTAGCTGCTTCAGGGTGTAACCAACTTAACAGAGATTCTTTCATTTCGTCATAAGAATACTTCTTAAAGATAGTAAATGCTTCTGGTTGAGTATTTAACCACTTCTCGACTTCTTTAGCATCTTCTGATAGAGGAGTGGTTTTAGTACGAACACGTACTTTAGATTGATTATAACCAGTACCATTAGTTGCTGCATCAGTAGTTTCAATCGTAATATCACGACCATCGATTACATCTGTGTAATCACCTACATCTGGATCGTCAGCTAATGATAATAACTCGGCATATACTTGCTTACCGAACTCCCATAAACGTACACCTTTCTCTTCTTCACCTCTAACGATGACAGGAGCAAATACACGCATCTTTGGTTCTAATTTCTTAGACATAACCCAGTTTTCTTTATCGCCTGCTGTAGCTAATTGCTTAGCGAACTCAACAATCGGATCTTTTTCACCAAAGTTAACTAATGAAATCATTGTACGGTTACCAATACCGTAATGTACTAATACCTCTTTAAAAGGATTTGATCTGTCCCATGTAGCTGGAACGATACGAACGAAGTGTTTGCCTGGTGTAGGCTTCCATAAGATCAAAGACATGTCTCTTTTTTGACCGCCTGACTTTTGGTTTTGTAGCGAAGTAAGTTTCGACTTAATCGCAGATAGGTCCATTGCCATAACTTATTGTTTTAGTTTAAAAATTTACTCTATAAGGAAATGTAAGAAGAAAGATCCGAATTAGCAACTTATAAGTTAACTATTTTGTG